AATACAACGACCGACCGGGGGTTTAAATCCCCCGGATGGAAAATGGAGAGGATGAAGGAATGAGCAAGCACCACCCAATGCAGCCAGTAGAAATGGCTGAAGATCATGTCGTCAGATTCAAGCGGAACCAGATCATCTGCGACATGCAAGAGCTCTGCGCAAGGCACGGCCTTGATCTGAATGAGATCGCAATTCGCGATTACTCAAAGGATGACCGTTCTCAGCTAATGCAGCTTATCGGATACAGCGTATCTGGCTACGGGAATTTGAGCTGCGCCAGAGCCAAGCACGTCATGCGTGCCGATCAGAAAGCTGACGGACTAGGGGTTGATCATAATTCTGCGCCACAAAACGACGACACGAAAAACGTAGCGCGACACGAATGGTACGAGGGAGACATTCCCCCGGTCGGCCTTGCGTTCGAGTTCACGTCAAACGGAGGCCACAACTGGGGCGCTCGGACGATCCTTTATAAAGATGACAGCGTCATCCTTCTGGACGGGTATCAACTGTTCAAGCTGGCAGATCCTGACATCGGCTTTCGCCCAGCCCTCACGCCTGAGCAGATCGCGGCAGATGAGCGGGATCAGGCGAGAACTGAAGTGCTCAACGCCATGACGGCCGACGACAGAACGAAAGGCGAGAACGAGGAAAACTGGCAGTTCCGCATGCAGATCGTGGGCGAAATGCTCGATATGGGCTACCGCAAGCAGTAACCCCGACGATCAGGCCAGCACGCGCAACGCTGATTTATAGAAGGCCTCGCGCTCGGCCAGGCCATTCAGCCCACCGTTGATGCGCTTGGTGATCCCTTGCAAGTCACCCTTATCAGCCAGTGCGTTCAGGTTCCGCGAATTCCAGAACCAGGCCGCCGACTTGCACGCCCACTCGGCCTGCTCGAGCAGTTCAGGGGTGCGCAGTAGGCGGTCATCACCGAACAGGGCTTTGCTGCATGCGAAATAGTTGTCGTGCCCGGTGATTTGGATCAGGCCGCGCCCGCGGTACCGCTGGCCGTCGCCGTCAGCCTCGGGCGTGTTGCCCAAGCGCGCAGCCAGCGTGCCGGTGTCGTACTTGCTCAGGTACTGGTCGCCACCGAGCTCGCGCACGTAGCGGAACTGGCCGGACTCATGACCGACCTGGGCGATGAAGGCGGCCATGCGTAGCCGAGTGTTGATCTGGAACCTCTCCATGGCCAGGTTCAGCGCAGACGCAAAAACGCCGACTTGTTTGCCGGCGTTCGGGAGGATCTGCAGAAGTTGTTGTGCGGTGATTGGCATACCTTTCTCCATGGGAATTAGTTATTAACGCTCTGTCGACAATTTATGGCGGACATTAAATAACATCGTTATTAACAAGGCTTATCGTCAGATGGCTGAATGAAAAAACGCAAAATTCGTGATAATTTCTGACGCAACAAAGGACGCCGGAACCTTGACAGCGCTTTCTGCTTTCTTGGCTTCTAACAATACATTGACGGGCCAACTATTCTGGCCAATCTAAGGAAAATCTACCGTGACCGCGATAACTCCCTCGCCGTTATTATCATCCAGAAAGCAGAGCGCCGATAAATTAAACTCACCCGTTCCTTATCGAACAGATATTAACGGTTTGCGCGCATGGGCCGTCCTGGCCGTCCTGCTCTTTCACTTTAAAATCCCAGGCATGGCCGCAGGCTTCATCGGGGTTGATGTGTTTTTTGTCATCTCTGGTTTTCTCATGACGGCCATTATCGTCAAAGGTCTAGAGGGCAATAACTTTTACATCAAGAAGTTTTATGCCGCTCGGGCTCGCCGCATACTGCCAGCCTTGTTGGTATTAATTACAACACTGCTAACGCTCGGTTGGTTTTTCCTGCCGGACGTTGACTATAAGGCACTGGCCAAGCAGTCGGCGTATGCCACGGGCTTCTTGTCGAATGTGTTTTTCTGGCGCGAAGCTGGTTACTTTGAAACGGCCTCTAATGAAAAATGGCTTCTGCACACTTGGTCATTGGCCGTGGAGGCGCAATTTTACATCCTGTTCCCGCTCTTCGTTACGGCGCTGTGGCGAATTAAGCCACGCCTGAAAACGATTGTCGTGGGCCTGATTGGGCTATCTATTGCTTCGTTGGCATTAAGCGTTGTGGCGTCGAGCTGGCAACCGCAAGCGGCCTTTTTCCTGCTGCCAACACGCGCCTGGGAACTGGCGGTCGGCGGCTTGGCGTTTGTTTTCTCGCGAAACCTGCACTTTCCCAAACGAGTTTCAGCCGTCTTGTTTTTTACCGGTTGCGGATTGTTGGCGGTGGCCATGCTGGTCCTGTCCAAAAGCTACGCTTGGCCATCCGGCTGGGCGATCTTTCCGGTGCTGGGTACGGCATTGATTATTATGGCCAGCCAGCCTAAGTCCTGGCTGACCGGGAATGCTGTCGCCCAGTGGTTGGGCGATCGATCGTACTCACTTTATTTGTGGCATTGGCCGCTGATGGTTGGGCTGTACTTCTCCGGCTTAGACGGCAGCCCCGTCTGGACGGGCGCAGCGATAGCCGCCAGCCTATTCCTGGCTCACCTGTCTTTCCATTTCGTCGAAGCGCCGACGCATCATCATTTAGTGTCAAAGCCCATTAAGACCCAGGCTCGCGCCCTGGTGCTGGCCAGCCTTGCGGCAGGCATCCCGGCCGCCGTGATCCTAACCACTGAGCAGCACAACCGCATCGACCCCGACATTAATTTGGTAGCTTCCGAGTCATCCAATCGAAACCAGAAAGCCTTCGAATGCCGATACAGGCTGTTTAATAACAGCATCCCCGGTTGTGTTTTCGGCGAACAAACCGTCAATGCAATTTTAGCCGGTGACAGTCACAGCGAAGCGGTCGCCAGCGCCCTGGAAGCCTCCGCAAAAAACAACCATAGCGGGTATATCTATTACGGCGGCGCGCATGGCTGCCCCACTTTAAATGGCGCCAAGAATGTAAAAAGCAAATGCGTCAATTACAACAGGTTGATCAACGAAAAAATCAACGCCTTGCCAACCTCTATCCCGCTGGTGATTATCAACTCATCGTGGGGCGAATCGTTCTCCGGCGACGAACTTAAAAACTTGCTCACCGAAACAGTCTGCTCTTACACCCGTTCCGGAAGAACCGTCTACCTGAACCGCCCCATTCCCGGAATGCCGGTGAATGTGCCAAACACCATGAGCAGGGCGATGCTGTTCGGAAAAGACATAGACCCTATAAAAGTAAGCTTGGCGGATTACTTCAAGGTCAATCAAAAAGTTTGGGATGCTCAAGATCAAGTAGTCGCGCAGTGCGGCGCTAAAATCTTGGACCCGCTGCCATACCTTTGCGACAAAGAATACTGCTATGGCGCACGGGACAATCGTCCACTTTATTTTGACTCCGGACACCTGAGCGAATACGGGAATAAACTTCTAACCCCAATGTTTGACAGAGCCTTTAAGTCAATTTAAATAGCTCGCTGATCCTGACCCGAAACAGAGGCGCCCAATGCACGGTGTATTCCGAGCATTGGGCGCCTTGCCATTACGCCAAGAGCGGCATGTCGCTCGCGCTGGTCTTGGACGCAAGCCCAGCAAGCGCCGTGATTCGCTCCGGACCGCCGTTGAAACTGTACCCCTTCCAGTAGTTGCCGGATGAATACAGGTTCGTGATACGGCCGGCGACTGCCGATGCCGATACCGCGACCGGGAACCGAGTAGCCGCGTTGACCGCGTTTAGGTTGCTGCGCAGCTTCAGGTCCGTCAGGGTGTACAGGTCCAGCCCAAGGATTCGCACAAGCCCTTGGTCCGTGGCCGCTTCCTGGTTGATCAATCCCCCCGTGTCATAAATCTCAATCAACGGGGTGTTCGCGGTCAGCGTGAGCAATGCAAACGAGCGGCTGGTAGGGCAGGTTACAGAACGAGACTTGAACACCGTCGTTAGCTTGGCGGTCACCCCGTACTGGAACTTAACGTCCGAGTCGATAAGTCCCAGGAAAACGTCACCCGACGCGATGTCGTTGTTCGCACTGATCATGCTGGCGGTCAACGTAGACCGGTCGTGAGCCCCGCGAATGATAAAGCCTGCCGACAGGTCAATCAGACCGGCGTTGACGTACATTGCGTGACATCCGGTAGCCAGGCCGGTGTTGGTCAAATCGAACTTGTTGCGGCTGGTGAAGGTGAACGAGCCAACGGCGCTGCAGTTGGCCGAAACCTCGGTCAACTTGCCGCCACCAAAACGACAATCCCCCATGAACACGTCTTTGTTGAAGCCGTCGTTGAGAGAAATCGAGTAGTTCGTTGATCCGGCAACGCCTCGGCAATCGGCCCCGTAGATGTGAATCTGATCGTTCGGTCGAGTCTGCGACGCTTGCGCGTAGGCGGTGTCACCCTCAATGGCCCGGTCCAGGTTGAACCGGCAATCCGGCCCCTCGATCCAAACGAACGGCACGTTGGCGAACTGAATACCCTCTTCGTAGTTGTACATGTACTGCCCGCCGACAACCGAAAGCTTTGTCGTGCGGTCTTCCGCCGGGAACGTGGTGGAAGGGAACGAATAGGTGCTGGTGTTCGAGATGCCGTTACGGGCGCCGCCACCGCCAAGCAAGCCGTTGCGAAGGCACTTGGTGCGGATGTAATGCGCTTCCCGGTACATGGTCGTCACAATGCCGGTGTTCGGCATGTCGTTGACCTGGCAGTCAATGTAAACGTTGATGCCGCCGTGAGAAATGATCCCGTGCGAGCTGTAGCCGTTGGCCGCCGTAAGTCCATTGGCGTTTCTGATCTTCACGTTAACCCAGGTGCATTTTCCACGAGGGATAAAGTTCGTTTCGCTGTAGCGGTTCCCTGTTATTGGGTCGCCACCACCGAAAACGCCACCGTAAACCTTGAACGTTCCGTCCGGGTTGGCTGCGGAGGACGCCGGCAAAAGAGGCTGTTCTCGGACAGTGGTCAGCCAGCCAGAGCCCCATATTGTCGTGGTGTCAGCCGGGAAGATGATGGGACGCGAGTCGTCAACGTTGAAATCTTCGTCGATCATGTGCACGGTGTTGGCCGAGCCGTGCAGTTTCTTGTAGAGAGCGACTAGCCGCAAGCGGTTGTCTACACCCGTGTTAGCTGCGCGCACACCGTACTCATAGGCCGACCACTCGCGCCCCTTCTTGATCACCTCAAAGCGACCAGTGACCACGCCAGGAACCGCAAGCACGCTTCCGTAATCATCGGCGGCAGTTGAGGTCGGGTTCCAGCGCCAATGGTTACCGCCGACGCCTGAGCCAGCAGTGTAGGAGTCCACCAAGTACCGAAGATCTGCCCGCCGGGTTTGCAACAACAGGTCGGCAATTGAGGCGACTGAAACCACTGCTCGCCCAATCATCGCAGCGCCTTTGGCTACGTCCGAGAAGCTCGATACATCCTGCCGGAGCGAGTTGTCGCCGTTCGCGATCCACTTCGCCGAGTCTGCCGCGAACGTGGTGGTGGTGAATGGGATGGCTGAGTCTTTCGGGCGGTACAACTCGCTCAGATAGCGGACGATTTGAGTCGTGCGGGTAATCGAAATACCAGGCGCGTAATCAACCGGAGTCTCGTATCCACTGTTTGCGAGGAATGTATTGAACTGCGTAACCCGGTACGCTTGATCGGTCGCAAACGTCGTGTCGCGGTACGACTTGTCGGCGGCGTATTCATTCGACCGGTCCAGCTGCGCCGCATCGAACTGCGCCTCCATCCCCTTCCACGACTTGAGCGGAACGTCCAAGCGGTTAGGGTTGGAGACGACATCCCCGGTCATAAGGATATCGAGGTCTTCGGAGTTATCGATCAGGTCTTTCGGGTTCGTGGAGCCGGATGGGTTGCCGGTGTTGTAAGCCATGGGCATTTTCTCGCAGGCGCGCTCACGCCGCCGCTGATTTGCGGATGCGTGGGCGCAGGGATTTAGGTTGTCCGGCGAGGTGCCGGCAGGGTTTCGCGAAGCTTGTGATTAGCCCGAGTGGCGAGGCCACTTCTTGGTCATGGCCCGGTCGAAGATGTCGGAATACAGAACGTACTCAGGCGCAAAATCCAGCCACTCCTTGGCGATCAGTGGCCGCTTCAGCAGCCAGAGTTGCGCGGTGAATCGCCAGTGATTGAGCTTGGTCAGGTAGCCACCCTTATAGATGTCGTCGAACTCAGCGGTGTACTTCTCAATCCCCAGCGGCGTCATCAGGGGGCATTCGAACTTCTTCACGCCAGAGACGAGTGTGTATTCGAAGAAGGCCTCGAATAACTGCGCCTGTCCGGCGTCAAGCTCCCAGATCACATTGACGAGCACCGGGGTGTTCTTGAACTTTCGCCGCGCCTCACTTCTGCCGTTGCCAAGCTTCGAGCGCGTCATGGGGCTGACAGGCTCCAGGCCATAGCTCTCCCGCAGCGGGTACGGCAGTCCTTCCGGGTAGTCGATCATGGCCGCTCCTTATGCGGGCGCCGTGGCGCTGTCGTACGTGTAGACGCGGGCGTCATAGGGCATTCCCTTCATGGCTACGTTGCCGTTGGATGGGTCGGATCGGGTGACCAGGACCGGGTAGGCCCACTTGTTGTCAGGCCCGAACAGGATCTGCGGCAGGTTGATGTCCAGACTGGTGTCCGGTTCGAAGTCCAGATCCGGAATGAAAACCTGATATTCATCGACCTGCGTGGCCGGATAGGGTCCGGAAAGCGTTCCGTCCGGACGGCTGAAGCCGATCTTGTGCGCGCCGCCTGCGGACCAATCCAGTGGTTCGGTTGAGGTGATAACGAATCCGCCCGATACCGACTCAACCGCCTCAATCTGCGCGCTCTGGCACGTTCCCGGCGCATTGCCGGCCACCGCGCAGAAGCTCAGGTAACCCGAGTTCATCCCGGCCATGGTCGTCTCCCAGCTGTACACGTCCTGCCGGTACTTCTGGTGTCCGCGCCGACGCATGCCGAAGCGATATGCGCGATCACGATCACTCACGCCTGGCAGCTTGACCTTCTCGACCTTCTGGCCTGCATCCCCAGGCCAGCGGCATTGAACGGTTTCCCACGCCCAGGTGATGTCGGAGTAATACTCGACATCCACGCCGTCAAAATCGTTGGCGGTAGACATGGGGCCGTTGATGGTCAGCGGCTTTTCAGTCATGTTCTGCGGCGAGTAGGTCTGCGTCTTCGGGCCGTATTCACGATCAAACACGGCCCGCGGCTCGTCGCGTACCAGACTGACAAGGCCATTGGTGATGGTCAGTTCCGCCCAGCCGCAGGCCAGTGCATCGTTCAACTGATCCTTGGAAGTGCTGCCTTCGTCAATTGTCCGGTCGTAATACTGCCCCGCAGAATTGAAAACCGCGTCGAGTCGATCCCACTCAGCCAGATCAATGTCGCTGTCTTCATAGCCGAGGGACTTCAGGACATCCAAGCACCAAGGGACGATGCCTCGAGTTACCGTCTTTGGCAGCCATGCGCCGCCCGAGCGGACCGGAAGCTTTCGGAAGGCCTCAAGATTGATTTGGCTTTCAGATTGCGCCGACAGCCGATCACCGCCGCGAATCCGAACCGACATGACGGTCATGCCCGGGTAGCTGGTCGGCCTCGTCTGACGCAAGCCGAGCAAGCTTTCCCATTTCGGGCTGTCGATCCACTCGGAACTGTTGACGCCGCCACCCTTGGCCAGTCGTTTGATCCTGGCCTCTGGACGCATCGGGTAGGGCAGGGCGACCCGAAAGGTGAAGCCTTGCGCATCCCGCGTGTGCCCGGTGACGGTTTGCGTCTGGACGGTCCACGCCCCCGAGATATCCATGTCGCGCCACTCGAACTGGTGCGACGAGTAGATCGTGTATTCATCACCTTTGCGACCAATGCCGATCAGGCTGTCGAAGGTAATGGTGTACTCGATGTGCGTGACCTTTTCGTTCTCTGGCGAGCAGGCGTACGGCCCGCGGTAACCGCCATCCAGGCTGGATGGGTCAAGGCTGATGGTGCCGTTAACCGTCTCCATCACGTCGAATCCAGGCCACCCCGTATCGACAGACCCGCCTGAGTTCAACCGATCCACGGTCATGATCGATGGGCCAAAAGCGGTGATCCGGTAGCGCAGGCCGCGAGGGCCAATGGTCGCTAACCCTGAACCCAAGGCCAGGCCAACCACGGGAGCGCCGCCATCATAATCCAGGGTCATCTGCGCAGGTACTTCAGGCGTGCCCGCGCTGGCCGCCGTGCCGGTGGTATTGATCGGGCTGCTACCGAGGATGTCAGCGCCTCCGGTGGCCACCATCGTTTCGCCGCCGAAAATGCCAAACTGGGTGATCAGCAATTTGCCTGAAGAGGCGCTGGCCAGGAATGGCGCCGATCCTTTAGCTGCGTTGAAGGCCGACACCAATCCCGCAAGGTTGGTCGTTGCCGTGGTCAGGTTGACCGCATACGGCGTGCTGCCCAGTGTCACGGTGACCGACAGCGGGGTCACATCGAAGTCATAACGCGCCGGAATGCTTGAGCCGAGGATCGTCGAGGCGGTGCCCGAGGTCGGCGGCACGGCGGGCGCATACGGCGTGTAGCTGTTGACGACGTAGTTGCCCGCGTTCGCCCCGGCCACCTCAATCAGCATGCCGGGGGATGGATTTAGCATTTCCAGCGGACCTTGCACGATGTCGCGCCCGGCGCCGCCATCCACAACGGTGTAGCTGTAGGGTGCCAGGACACGAATCACCAGACCGCTTTCCCAGTCAGCCGGGAAGCTGCCGGCGCCGGCTGGAATCGAAATGGCGTCGCCGTTGAACTGGTACGCGCCAGCCGTAGCCGAGGGGGTCAGGTTGGTTGACGTGGTTAAATCAAGGCCGGCCGTGCCGCTGGAGCTGGCCCCAACTTCGCCCACGTTAAACCACAAATACGAGGCGGTATCGGAAGATACGTCTGCACCAGGTGCGTAGATCTGATACGAGGCGTCAGCTCCCAATGAGATCAGCGGGGTTTCGCCAACCTTGATGGTGTTGATCGGGATATCAAGCTCGCCCTCGGACACATACAACAGCATTTCCACCCACTGCTCACGCGGACTCGCGAAGTAGCGGCGCGGTTCAGCCAGGTAGGAAGGGAATACCTTCTGATGGCCGACCACGTGGCGGATGGTTTCGCCCAGCTTGACCTTGTTGCCCTTGGCACTGGCTTCCTTGATCGGGTCACCCTGCTGAGTGCCGGATGTCGACGGCATGCCGGGCATTTTCGGCGCCAGCATCTTGGTCACGGCGACCGCGCCAAGAACCAACAGCGCCGTGATCGAAAATGGGTCGGCGCCTTTCGGTTCGCGCCAGATCTGCACATGATCGGATGGCTTGAACTTCACTTTGTGCCAGAGGCGCGCATCTATCATTTCGTCATTGAGCGCAATACTGATCGGGGCGCTCTCGCGGCGTTCGTACTTAGGCGCCTGCGACTTCAGCCACTCTTCCAGGGTCATTCGGCGGTCGGTCTTGAACGTGGCCAGGGGCGCCGCGTCAGCGATGCGGTTCGGGAAAAATTCGATCACGGTAGTAGACCACTCTCGGGTAAACGGATTCGAAGTCGCGGATGGTGCGAACGCGCACGCCGCCCGGATTGGTGTCGATGATTTTCAGCTGGCCTTCAACTTCAGCCACCGTGCCGACATGCGCCAGATGATCGCCACGGAATACCGCGGCAATGGCGCCCGGCTCCGGATGACACTCTTCCATGCCCTGCTTCAGATCTCGGTAGGCCGTCGTATTGCTGCGCAGCTTGTTTCGCCCTACAGCGCCAAGACTCGGCATCAGGCCAAGGCCAAACACTTCGTCACGGATGGCGCGGCACAGCCCCCAGCAATCGAAGGCCAGTGGACCGCGCGCGCCGTCCACGTAGGGGGCGCGCATGTACTTGGCGAGGTCGGTCATATGTAGATGAGTCCGGGGGCAATGGTTGTGGTCAGCCTTCGGCGCGGGTACTCGGTTTCCAGCAGGTCGAACAAGCCGCAGGTGACCGTTGCGGTGTTCGTGGGGGCGTCCTCGTACTTCCGATTCAGCAGTGACAGGTGGTAGCGCTCTTGCGGATAGGTCAGGTCGCTCTCCAGGTAGCGGCGATACGCGATCGTCACTCGCGCGTCGGCGGCCTTGGCCTCTTCCAGCTTCTGCTGAACCATGCCGTTGGTGTTGTCCAGGCCAATGAGCAGGTTTTGAAAGGCGCTGTTGTCCCGCGAGGGCAGCGCCTCTTCAAAACCCATGGCGGTGAACAGCACCGCCCGCCCGTCTTCAGTGCCCAACACGTAATCGTCGAAGCCGGCAACGACCCTGATGGAGTCAGGCCAAATGCTGCACATCGCCTCAATTGAGCTGATGATCAGGTCGCTGCCTGCAGAGGCGTAGCAGACGGCGATAGGGTTGCTCATTGCGTTCTCTCCTTATGTTCCCCGCGAGCTGAGCCAGTACTTCGACTGGTTGGCTTCATGAATCTCGCCTTCGGACCTGATGTTGGAGACATAAATGTCAACGACATCCTGCGTGCTTAGCTGGGTGCGATTGACCTGGCCCGCCCGGCTGGCGTCCTCGTGCAGGTTGACGGTCAGCGGTCTTTCGCTTGGTGCGGTGCTGGTCGTGCTGCAGGAAGGCTTTGAGGCGCTTCCGCCCGACGAGCTGACGCCTGCCGGCATGGCCTCGCCACGGCGCATAGCCTCAACCGCCGCGACACCCCCAAACCGGCTGATATCGGCCTGCGACCAGACCACCTCGCCCTTGTGGACGATACCGGCCGGATCATTGACGCCGCCTGGCCCGGTGTAGCCGCCCTCGGAGAACCCGTTGAACAGCGCGAAAGCGGCAAGCAATGCGGTACCGCCGACGACTGCCGCTGCGCCAAAGGTGCCGATAGACGACACCAAGGCAGCAGGCAGCCATGCCGACAGCGTGGTGCCAGCGGCGGCGACTTGCGCAGTCGTGGTGGTAGCGGTGGCAGCCAAGGAGGATGCCGTGGCGACGCCGTCTGCGGTGACTTTGGCAGCGGTTACCGTGGCTTCCTTGGCGACTTCGGCGGTCATTTCGGTGGAAATGCCGGCCAGCCTGGCGATGTGCATAGCCTGCTCGGTCTGACCGAAGGCCATCTTGATGCCCTGCAATACCAGCCACTGCGCGCCCATCTGCCCGAGACCGTCGAGAACGGTACGAGCCAGGCTGTCGAACACGCCGCGACTCACTTCGCCGAAGGTCTGCCCATCCAAGGCCATTTTCGAAAAGGCGCTGCCGTAACCGGCGGTGATCGAGTCGAGCGAATCACTCATCACCGTTTCGGTTTGCAGGGCTACGTCGGCGACCTTGGCCTGATAGTTGTCCCATCCTGCCGAGATGCCGTTCAGCCAGTTTTCTTGCGCGGCATCCACCTGAGCCCAGCCGTTCTCCATGATGGCGACTTGCTGCGGGTACATCTCGTTGGTGATGTCGATCTGATCTTGCAGGGCTTTGCGCTGCTTCTCGCCCTGGGCGTTCGCCAGTTCGGTACGCAACTCAAGTAGCCGGTCGTTGGTGTCCTTCTCCAACTTCAGGCGTTCTTGTTCGCGTCCTGCACGCTCGGAACCCATACCGACCGCAGCCGCCGCTGCATTGGCCGCGTCCTGCTGGTTCTGCAGCTGCTTCTGGATCTGCAGGCGGTATTGCTCGGCCTGCGACAGTTCGCCTGTTTTTTCGATGACGGCCGCATAGTTGCGCGAAGCCTGAGCCAGCGCTTCGCTGTACTGAACCTGGCTGATCTTCCCGCGATCCAGCGCCAACTGCAGCTGCCCTTGCTGCTTGGTCAGCTCGCGCTGTGCGGCCAGTGCCGGGTCGGCCTGCTTGTACAGGCTGGCGAACGTGGATTCGGCCGCACTCAGCGCACCGTTTTCGCTTTTCGGCTTGTTCTTCTTCCCTTCCCGCTCCTTGATGTCGGCAATCTTCTGCTCGTATCCGGCGCGGGCCTTGGCGTATTCGGCCTGCTGCTTCTCGCCAAACGCCCCGGCATCGGTGGCGGTCTTCTTGGCGACATCAAGCTCTTGCAGCTTCTTTTGTAGCCTGTCCAGTTCAGACATGGAGTCAGCGGTGGCGGTGCGCAGCGTGTCCATCGCTGCCTTTGCGGCCGTCTCGCGGGTGCGGCTGTAGGCCTCATCCAGGGCCTTCGACCCGTTGTTGGCGATCGTCAGTTGCAGGCGGGAAATCTCGGCCTCAACCTCGGACATCTGCTTCTTGAAGTCGGCAGAGCTACCCACGATCGAGTTTTGGCCTTGCTTGCTCAGCTTTGCCAGTGCCTCGTAGGCGCCGGCCAGCTCCTGCTCAGGCGTGGATTGGCGCCCGATGTTGAGCATGGCATCCCAAGCCTTTTTGGCTGTGCCGGTGATCGCACCCCAAGCGCTTTCAAGCGTGCCAAGGTTCCCTTTGATCTCGTCTGCGCGCCGACCGATCGCGCTGGCATAGGCCTCTTCCGCCACCATGGCGGCCTGTTGCTTATCGCCTCTCTCCTGAAGTACCCGGATTTCCTCGTACTGCGTGGCAGTGAGGATATTCAGTTCCTTGTCCAGTTCGCGGATAGCGTTTACTGGGTCTTTGGCGATCTTGCCGAAGTTAGCGACCACTTCATCAATGGATTCGCCCGTGGCGCTCGACCACTTGACCGCTGCTGCTGCCATGCCGGCATACATGATCGTGACCGGGTTGCCCGAGGCCGCCAGCTTGGTCAGTGCTTCAGCGGCAGCGCCGACCGAGACGCCCATGCGTGACGCTTGCTGGGCGGCATTGATCAGTTCATCGGTGCTGGTATTGGCTGCATTGCCATTGGCGATCAGTGCCTTGCTGAAGCCTTCGGCCTCTTTGGAGCCTTGGAAGTAGGCCACGCCCAGCGATGCAGCCGCCGCCGCTGCAAGGGTGAACGGGTTGATCAGGCCGACGATGTAACCGCCGACTGCCTTCAGCGCCGGGATCGCGCCGCCGAAGATGTCCTTCAGCTGACCGCCTTGCTGAAGGAATACCATCAGCGGGGATTGCCCGGTGGCCAGGCCGACCGTGATGTCAGTGATCTGCGCCGGCAGCATGCGCATGTTATTGGACATCTGCGCGGCTGACTGTCCGGCCTTCGACATGCCTGCCGCGGCATCGCTGAGCGGCGCCTTGGTCTTCTTGGTGGTTTCCGAAAACTGACCGACGCTCTCGGACGTCCTATCAACCGATGCAGCCGCACTATCGCCCGCCTTTTCTACGCGCTGAAGCGATTCGCTCAGGCTGTCGGCATTCTTCTCGGCAGGCCTTGAATCGATGATTATCGCGAGGCGTGATTCTTGCGCCATGAGTTTTCTCCGGGCATAAAAAAACCGCCCGTAGGCGGTCTCTTATTTCAATGATGAGTCACCCGGACAGGTCAGATCCGCAGTGCTTGCACTTGAGCG